GGTATCCGTTCTGCTGAAGTGTCATGGCGTTGATTTTACGGTGACTCTTCGACAGTGAAAAGAAAAAAGGCCGCAGAGCGGCCATAAACACAAACAAAAATCAACAAGTTAGATAATTATCAAAGACTTACAGACACACAAAAACACAGCCAACCACAACAAATAACAGAGATGTGGTCAATTTGTGGATCATCAGCCAACAAATTTAGCAACAAATACAGCAACCGCCGCCGTGAAAATGGTTGTGCATACTGGCACAATAATGCCACTCCAACGCCACTTCGTATTATCATCAACCTTGTCAAACCGCCGATTCATCTCATCCATAATCTTGTCAAAGCGTTTATCCATCGCTTCGGTAAGCTCACCCTTCAGGCTGTTAATGTCTGATTTGAGCTGCTCTTTCAGGTGAGCTGTATCAGATTTAAGCTCACCTTTCAGATTCGCAATATCGCATTTAAGATCACCTTTCAGATGAGCAATGTCTGCTTTGAGCTCACCTTTCACCTCACCAACATCGGCTTTGGTTGAGAGGTTTGTAGTGCGTTCAGCAAGCGTCGCAAGGTCGTTTCTTGTTAGCGATAAATCACTTTCGAGTCGCTCAATTCGCCTTTCAAGTTTATCTGACATTCCACCTCCACTACTGCCGCCATCGCCGCCATGATAAAGCACATCACGCTCAGAATGCGACATACTACCTGCTGAATTACCGAAAAGGTTTCTTGCTACATTACCCATTTTCACCATCCTGTGCTTTGTCTTTCTCCAACCACTTCAGCACCGCAGACGTACGGTAAAGGCTCAGGTAACCACAATTCAGGCAATGCAGCGTGTAATAAGTTTTGCGCATATCAGGTATGCTCTTAACATCACCCAAAAAAGTATAAGATACATAATGCTTTATGTTCTCTTTAATTAACTCACTCTGCTCCTCCAAGGGTAGATTGTTAAAATTTTCTGGTTTCTTATTTTTATCCCAGCAAAGATCCATACTTTCAGGCACAGATAATCGAGACGATCCACATGAAGGGCAGACACTGGAAACCCCCTTCTCAGACAAGAAACGGAAGAAGATTTCTGGCGTAATCTCCATCAGCCGCTCCTTATGTTTATTGACACGACTCATCGACTTCTTATTGATTTCATCAGCTTCTTCTTTGCATTTATCTTCTATATATTTCGATAGTAAATAGTCATATAACTCTTTTTTTGTAGGTTTTTTATTTCCATAGTTACATTCCTCCCAAGGGATTAAACCTCACCGCATCCTGCAGGTAATCCGGCGCAAGATGGGCATAAATCATCGTTGTCTGAATCTTTGCGTGCCCCAGAATTTTCTGGAGCGTCAGAATATTGCCGCCGTTCATCATGAAATGACTGGCGAAGGTGTGGCGCAGCGCATGAACAGCCTGGCCGTCAGGAACATCAGGTGCGACCGTTTTGATGACATCGCGAACCAATGGATAATCCAGCGTCGGAAACACCAGTTTCCCGCCCCGTTTTTTGATCTTTTCAAACAGGCTTTCAGAAATAGGAACGGTACGGTTTTTGCTGTTCTTCGTTTTTGAAAAAGTGATTCGACAATGAAGAACACGGCGCTGCTCCAGTGCCGCTACCTCGCCCCATCGCGCCCCGGTCGACAGAAGGATTTCGACAGCCAGCCGTTCATCGGGATTTTCAGCCAGTGCATCCAGCAACTGAACACATTCAGACTTACTCAGATATCCCATTTCGCGCTCGTTAACCTTCATTCCTTTAAGGCCTTGAACGGGGTTATCGTTAAGAAAATGGCCGGATGAGATGAGTGCGGTAAACATCGCGCTTAACGCCCCAATCTCTCGATTAATGGTGCTGGGCTGTATCCCCTGCTCTATCCTGGACACACGCAGCTCGGTGAGCATCGTTGTATTAAGTTTATGCACGCACGGGTCATCCATTGCCTCACTCAAGCGCAGCAATTTAAGGCGCGTGTTATGCCCTGACTTCATTAGCTGACCGTGGTATTTCCACCACAAGTCAATAAGCACTGACAGCGGACGGCGATCAATGGAGTTTCCTTTCCACTCATTGTTATGCTGTTGCGCCAGCACCCACCGCTCATATAAAACTGCATCCGATTTCGTTTTAAATTTTTTACGAATGCGCTTGCCTTTGCGCCCCTCTGGACGCATGTCAAGAAGATAACCTCCCGGAATTGATTTTATGCTCATTCGTGAAACCCCAGCGTTACAAGACCACCATGCCCCCAGCGTTCCATGATTAGCCGGGCTGTGTGCCAGTCTTGCGGGATTTTTGAGAAGACGATGTGTTTTCTGGCCCATCAGGGGAGAGAGAGGGACTGATCTGCCCTGCAGCCTCATTTGTTTTTCCCGTCATAAGCCATATAGTGTATTTTTCGAAATCCTTAGAATTAATTACGCGATCAACAACGCTTAAACCAACCTCTCTTTTACCGCTCTCATAATTCTTTATAGTTCCGAGATTTATCCCAGTAACATCAGCAAACTCAGCTTGAGTTAACCCTTCACTTTTCCGTATCTCTTTCAGTTTTTTTCGTACCCACTTGACATGGTGGTCTCCAGACGACTAAATTAACCCTAAAAGTCGCCTAGAGACGACTTTTAGCAACAAATAACCACAGACTGAACAGGTTATCACATCATGACAAAGCTCTTGAACACATACGAGCAAGCGGATTTTGAGCGTTTGGCGGCGTTCTACCCATACCGCGATGAGCATGGATTACCGGTACTCGAAGAAAGCCTGAAAGATTACGCGAAGCGTACCAATCAAACTGTTAATGCAGTGAAAAGGCAGGCTGACAGAGCAGCCCTTCCCATCAACCAAGAAGAAAAAAACTCAAAACGTACAGTAAATCTCTTCGCAATTTTCCTGAAAACCATCAGAAACGCAGAGAAATACGTGCAGATGACAAAATAACGAGGTGTAATTTTATGCTGAAGCAACGCCGTAATTTTTTTACCGGAACGGAACGCCACGCTAACCGTTTCGCTACCAGTGCATCACGTAGTAACTCCCGCTACAGCCTGAGCGAGACACACGCAACACCGGATGGTCACCCCGTAAAACAAATTGGTGAACACACTTGGCTGATTGAGAAAGCTGGAATCGTGATCCACAAATGCCCACGCAATCCGTTTACCGGAAACCGCATTTTTGCATTGAGCTGTGGCGACAATCAGTTCGGGCAGGATTTCACATTATACGAAGCACTTCGCACGGTTGATCGTCTGCTTCGCGGGCAAAATTTTATTAAACAGGCTGATTTATAACAGGTGCTTTATGACCAAAGACCATGCACAAGGTGTATTTATCCGTTTTATTGATTTTCGCGGTGAACTGTTATTACGTGCATCCGCTATTGACGGAGTGACTCCGGCGGGTAAAAACGGAGCCGACGAAGCCACTTACGTTTATCTGAACGGCACGCGACTGCTTGTGGAACTTCCGTACCAGATCGTACGAGAAATCATTAGCGAAGCTGAAAAGGCACGCCAAGTTAATGGCGATGAACCCTATATCGAAATTATTTGTATGGATTCAGAAGCTGAAATACAGAAAGCAGATTAAAGGGCGTTGTGATGGGCAAAGAATATAAAACTCTCATTAACAAAGCACTTGAGCGTTTTTATTTTCGCTTAAGTGCATCAGGCGCTCATGCTGAACGTGCGGCCCGTGACTCATTGACCAGAGCAATCCGAAGTCTGTATGACGTGGCTTTTTACGCTGATGATCTGGATGCACTTAACGAACTTTCCGAGCTGATCTGTGCCGCAGAATGCGGGGAACATATTGAACCGTATAAGCTGGGAAATATCGCATGAGTATATTTATCTCATGGCTTGTTCTGATTATTTCGGTGGTCTGCGCCATTGGGATTATGCGAATTATTAATTCAGTGAAAAAGATCGAGCGTTTTTTCTCTGATGAATAACGATACAAATAAAACATCAAATTAAATAAGAAAACGTGAAAACCATCCGTATTAATGGAGGTATTCGCACGCGTAAATAACGGAGATATAAAATGAAAGCAAAAGAAGAAGGCATTATCGACACATTAAAAAAAATATCAGAAGCGGAAGATGAAATGGCTAAAGATGCCGTGAAGCGTAGCCAACATATGGCAGCACTTCACGCACTGACCATTGCAAAAATCACCGCTGACGCAGCCAAAATTATTGAGGAACAGGGCAAAGAAATCGACACTCTTAAAACACAGTCAACAGTTGCAGCCATGAATCCGTCCAGCATTGGACGCCGCATTTACATTCTTGGTTCGGCAATAATGACGCAATACACCATTATTGCCGAACTGCACGGCAAATACCTGATAACGCCTTACCACACAAAAGAGTCAGAGCTTCTGACAAATCTCCGCCTGATAGAACGCTCTCAAGCTGTATTCATTGATGACACGCAACGTGCCGTATTTAACGCATAGGGTTACTGGACAAAAGGGGCGCAATGGCAATTAAGCATTTTCCCGTCGTTCGCTTTACCTCCAGAGGGCGCGAATACGAGGTCGACGAACGCCTGATTACCACTATCGACAAACATCGTTCGGAAAAGGATGCACACCACATCTACCTCACTGACGGCACTTACTTCTGCGCCACCAACGTGGCGCGAGTAAATCTTATCCGACAGGTACAGGAGCCACGCAGATGACCATTCTGGACTACATCGCTACTCATCTGGGGTGTAGCGGCGGAGAGATCGCCGCAGCACTGAATACCCCAACCACAGCCATTAATGCTGAGTTACGCCGACTCTGGCGCGGCGGCTTAGTCATCAGAACAAACCGCAGCACAGGTGGTCGCGCTCGCAAAACAGGAGGCCAGGCTTCTTACCACGTAAACCCGATGCCGTTCGGGTGTAGCAATCCACTTACTCACATGTTTAACCAGCTACTGAAGGAAGCCAGAGCATGAGCACCATCAACCACCAGAAGCTACGCGAACTGGCATTTGCCCTGCAACGAATGGCAACGCCTCAAAAATTACTGGCATTTCGCGCAATGCTCTCGCCGTCTGCTGTGCTGGCACTGCTGAATGAGCTGGAGCACGCCAGAACCACGGCTCCTGCCATTCGCCTGACGCTCCATCATGAAATCGCTGATTTCTGCGCGACGTTGGAGGCGCCGGGCGAACCGGAAACGCCGGAAGCAATACAGCAAGAGCTGCTGCAACGCATTGACAAGGTTTTTGATTTTTTTCTGAACCAGTAAGAAACCAGAACATGCACACACAAAAAAACCGCTTGCCATGCCGCAATCAGTCAGGTTACATTTCCGCTGCACCTCATAAAACGGGTGCCGGGATTTCCACCCCGCTGACAACTACAGCGCACAACCGCGCCAGCGGTTTTTTTGTGCGTACTGTATCGCCACGTCTTTTTCGCACACGAATTATGGTGGGGCGTACGGGGCCGACTTCGGTCGGGCCGGGTTCTGTAGTTGCCGGTTGTGGAAACCCTGTACGTCTCACCACCCCGAGTTTTCCACCTCTGGATGGTGAGTTTTCAAAACTTGCAACTACAGAGGCCACACCATGGCAAACCGCAAACAGCACCGCGCTATCGCGGAGCGTCGTCACATCCAGACTGAAATCAACCGCAGACTTTTCCGCGCATCACGCGTCGCGCAAATCATGCACATCAATATGCTGCATGAGCGCAGCCACGCACTATCAAACATCTATTCCGCCGCTGTTTTCAGCTATCTGGCGGATGATCTGCACGAGCTTCAACAGCTCATCCAGCAGCAAAACAAACTCCATTAATTCCTGTTCCGGGCCTTTCCTGCACCTTGCGGCGGGAGGCCTTCGCACATCTGTAACAAGAGGATTGCCGCAATGATTCTCGCCAACGACTTTCTTGAATACCTGCTCAACACAGAACGTGATCTTGCCGCTCGCGTGCGTGAACGTTATGACATGTACCTGAAATCCCTGCCTGTACCGCAGCTCGCTGACGGAAAGATTGTTATTGATGGTCGCTACATGATTGACAGCCACGAGGGAAATTACAGGCTTTACCGCATTGAAGGTGGCACCCCGTCCGTTATTGGCATTTACCAGCGCCCATCCTCTTCAATCGTCGATGTGATTGCCGACAGCATCCGCATCACACATCGCCATGCCGACACAGAAGACACCGTGCTGGAAATTCAGCGGCTGGCTACAGTCTGCCGCGACACCCTGAATGGCATGACGAAGTAAATCACTATGACGGCAGAGTACATCAGGGACTGGCAACAACCGCGCCACGCAGTGGGGCGTGAAGGAACGGGGATCCCCGCTCCTGAATCCGCGCTTTCCTCCTGGCTGGATGCCTACCGGGCAGAGAACGTGCGCCGCCAGGAAATGGCTGATGCGGCGTTCTCCGCCACGCCGCTGGGCAACCTGATTAATAAAAGCCTGGACGCACAGGAAAAACAGGACAAAACCATCACACTGGCAGGAGACGCCAGAAAACAGGCACGCGGCGCGGTGGATGAAGCCATGGCCTCGCTGCGCCTGCTGCCGTCCTATCTGCGCGATCCGCTTATTCGCCACCTCTCCTTCCTTCGCAAAAAACAGGAAGCCGATCGCCGGAAAGGCAAAAAGAGCTGGCAGGCGGAACGCTATGCACGCGGAACCCTGCGCAAAATATTCGAACGTCTGGATCGCACTGACGGACGCTGGCTGACACCGGGTTATCGCTCCCTTGCCGGACGCGAACGCCTGGACGATTTGCTTTACCTGCCGCAGCTCAACAAACACCAGATACAGACGCTGGCCACCATGACGGCAGCGATGTTCAGCAGCACCTTCGAAAAACTCTGCGATGGCTTTGGCGCGACTGATGGCGAACTGACCATGGATGTAACGCTGAAGGCGTATCAGATGCTGGCCCGCATGGCGTTACACCTGCACGCCATGCCTCCACATTATGACGCACTGACAACAGATAAAGACCGGAGGAACGAACCGGACACAGAGCTGCTGCCGGGCGCAATCCTTCGCCTGACCTGTGCGGAATGGTGGAAACGCAAACTGTGGCTGTTACGTTGCGAGTGGAGAGAAGAACAACTCCGCGCCGCCTGTCTGGTTTCCAGAAAAACATCGCCCTATCTGAGCCAGGACGCGTTAAGCGAGTTTCGCGCACAGCGCGAGAAAACACGCGATTTCCTGAAAAGTTTCATGCTGGAAAACGAAGACGGGTTCACGATTGATCTCGAGACAGTGTATTACGCGGGAGTAAGTAACCCGGTTCACCGTAAGGCAGAAATGATGGCCACCATGAAGGGACTGGAACTTCTGGCCGAAGCCCGTGGCGACAGAGCGGTGTTTCTGACTGTCACCTGCCCGTCAAAATACCACGCAACAACGGAGAACGGTCATCCGAACCCCAAATGGAACGGGGCCACCATGCGCGACTCCAGCGATTACCTGGTTAACACGTTTTTGCGGCGGTCCGCAAAAAACTGAACCGCGACGGCCTGCGCTGGTATGGCATCCGCACGGTGGAGCCTCACCATGACGGCACCGTGCACTGGCATATGATGGTCTTTGCTCATCCGGAAGAAATCGACAGCATCGTGGCCATCACCCGCGATATTGCCATTCAGGAAGACCGCCACGAGCTGGGCGATGATATTACTCCGCGCTTTAAGGTGGAGTATGTCGATGGCTCAAAAGGCACACCAACCAGCTATATCGCGACCTACATCGGAAAAAACCTGGACAGCCGCGCCGTGGATGGCATCGACCCGAAAACGGGCAAACCACGCGTTGACCACGAAACCGGAAAATCAATGGCCGAGAGCGTGGAGCGCGCCATCGGTTGGGCACGCCTTCACCGGGTCCGCCAGTTCCAGTTCTTTGGCATCCCCTCCCGTCAGGTGTGGCGTGAACTCCGCCGCCTTGCCAGCCAGATGGCACGCAACCCGGAAGGCCCGCAACGGCTGAAGGATGACGCAATGGATGCGGTACTCGCTGCCGCTGATGCCGGATGTTTTGCCACCTACATAGAGAAACAGGGCGGCGTACTTGTTCCACGCAAAGACTACCTGATTCGCACCGCCTACGACCTCGCCGATGAGCTGAACGATTACGGCGAACAGAGCGTACAGATTTACGGGATCTGGTCACCACTCATCGGGGAATCCTCCCGTGTGTGCACGCATCCGGATAACTGGAAGCTGGTAAGACGCAAACCGGAAGCGGAAGACAGCGCCCGCGAAAATGGTTTTGACCTTCAGGGCGGCCCTGCCGCCCCTTGGACTCGTGGCAATAACTGTCCCCGTATACAGGAAACGGACAACAACGGGACAGAACAGCCGGAAGATCGGCCAGCACCGTGGCCGCAGCTCCCTGACGGCGTTGAAGTGAACGAATGGATGCGCTCACTGAAACGGCACGAACGCCGGGCGCTGATGCGTTCGCTTCGTGACAAACAGGCAAAAAACAGCAGTGATGAAATGCAGAGCTGGACACAGAGCCGCAAACAGCAGCGGCCTTTGCCTGATAACCACGAATTACTCGCTAAAGAATGGCGGGAGTCTGCTGAATCTCTCGGCCTGCATATCGGTGAACAACAGATGCAGCACCTGTTACGGGGCGGCAGTCTGTACGTTGACGGCAGCATCATTGCACCGCAGGGATTTGAAATTGTACGCAAACCGGATACCCGCCCGGACAGCCGAATCACGCAGCTCTGGCAGCGCCTGAGCCGTAATCATGGCGTAAGCAGCACGGAGATCCGCCATAACCCGGTCGCCAGCTATCTGGCACAGCTGGGGGCATCAGACCCTGAAGCCGCCGCACGCCTGGCATCCACACTTCAGCAGGACCAGAACACCATGAAAACACCCGTTACCGTGCTTTCTGACATGCTGCGCGCCATCCGCGACGCAGAGCACGCACAGAGAATCAGTGAAACCACTGAACGCGCCCACCGCAAAGCAGACCTGCTGCGGGGGGGT